CCTGCTCGGCGGCGGTTTTGTTCGGGTGAATATGCCGATCGGTATGCACCGGCGGCAGGCCGTCCGGCGCGTCGGGGTTGCTCAGACTGACCACCGCCAGTTTGCCGGTGGTCTTGTCCTGGTACTGCGCATTGACCGCCTTGTGGGTCGAGCGATCGCCGAGGCGGAATGAAAAGCGACTGACGTCGGCCCGGGTGATGGTCACGACGCCAAAGGCCGTGCCGCTGGCCGTAACGCCACCTTGACGCGGCATGACCAGCAACTTGCCGTCCGCCACCTTGGCGGTGCAATCGTGCTGCTTCGCCAGCCGGGTGATGAAATTAAAATCCGACTCACCGAGCTGGTCAGCCCGGGGCACGATCGTGCCCACGGTACAGGCCGGCTCCCAGCCATTACGCCGGGCAACAGTGGCGACGATGGTGGCCAGGCTGATGTTTTCCCAGCTACAGCTGCGCGTGGTCTTGCCACTGCCGCGCATGTCGCTGGCTTTGCCCCGGATCACCAGGCTATCCGGCGGGCCGGACAGCTCGATCTCGTCGACCGTGTAACGCCCCAGGCGCACCAGGCTGGTCTCCGCATAACCTAAATAGACTTCGATGCTGGCCCCGCGCTCGGGCAGCGAGACGGCGCCGTCACGGTCGTCAATGCGCAATTCGAATTCGTCCGACTCCATGCCGGGCTTGTCCAGAGTGCGCAGCAACAGCAGGCGGTCGTTGATCAGGCGGGTGATGTCGCTGCCGTTGGCAACGATACGAAACAGAGGGGTCATGGTGGCTCCAACAAAAAGCCCCGCACTCAGGCGGGGCTCGGGGAAATTTCAACAGGCCGTTACGCGTAACGCTCAGCTCCACAACTGAATCACCTGGTCATCGCTGGCCCGGGCCAGCTCGGGCAGCACGATCAGCAGCCCAGCGCGATACGGCTGGACCTCGACCGACAACCCGGGGTTGGCCGCCAGGACCGCCTCGACGCTGCCATCCAGGTGGCCGTAGTAGTTGTGACAGAGGGTGAACAACACGTCTCCGTCAGTGGTTCTGCAAGTCCTCGCCATAGCGGACAAACTCCAAGGTAAAGGCTTGTTTGCGCGGGATACCGCCCTGCAACAGGGCGCTTTGTTCTTCCTCGATGTTGGTCAGGCACCAATCGCCCAAGACCAGCCCATAACCGGTGGTCAACCCCAGCGGCAGCAACTGGTTGCCGATGCTGCGCAAGGTGTCCAGCTGCTTGAGCCCGCCCTTGTGCCCGGGAAAGATCGCGCCCTTGAGGGTCATTTTCTCGTCGCCGATGCCGACCGCCTGCTGCGCCTGGCGCCGCGTCAGCCGCTCCTGGCTGGCCCAGCGGAACGCGCTTTGCCGGCGCAGCTCGTCAAAGGCGGCGGTGTCCAGGTTGAAGTAATACGGCTGCGCGGTGGTCTTGTGCGGCTGGAGAATCAGCAGGTGCGGAAAGGCCTTGATCGCCTCCACCGCCGGCGTCTGGTCCGGGGCAAACACACTGGTCGGCAGGATGTCGCCCAGCGCGGGGCTGAGCTTGCCGGCAATCTGGTTGATGGCACTTTTGGCCCGCGCCGCCTGTGCGCCCAACACACTCAAACGCTCATCGATCTGCGACACGGCGCGCGTGGCCTGGTTGTAGACCGCCACCACCTTGCCGACATTGGCCTGGGCGGTGTTGATGCCACGCATGACCCGTTGCAGCTTCTCACCGACGATCGGCCCCACGATCGGCAGGCTCTCCAGCTCCGAGGCGGCGCCGGTGATTTCGCCGATCGCGCCATTGACCGGCCCCAGCATGCCGTCCAGGCTGCGCCGCCCCGCTTCACCGGCGGTCGCCAGATAACCGAGGGTACTTTGCAGCTGCTCCATGTAGGCCATGGCACCTCCTTACCCAATATGCGGGCTGTCATACAGTTGGCGAGCATTGGCCCGGCGGGCCGAGTCTTCCAGCTCCCGCGAAAAGTCGCGGAACCGGTTTTGCATCATCGCATCCAGCTGGCGGGTCAACTCCGCCGGGTCCTTTACATCACCCTCGATCGTGATCGGCATATGCGGGGCAAAGGTGATTTTCTGCTCGATCGCGGCCGGCTGGATCTCCGGCTTGAGCAACAGCGGCGACGGCGGTAGCGGCGGACCCGCCGGTGCCGTCATCGAGCGCACGACATCCCCCGGCGCCGACTCACTGCCAAACAGCGACTTGGCCAGCGTCGACTTGCCCAGCATCGCCCCCAGCGATTCGCCCCCCATCGCGCCCAGCATGGCGCCGACCATGCCGCCCACCGCCGTGCCGAGGATGGGCACCACCGAACCGATCGCCGCGCCGGCGGCCGCACCGGCCACGGTCCCCGCCAGGCCGCCGGCGGCGGCGCCGTAGCCTTCGCCCTTCTCGTCGTCGGTCTTGGCCGTGGTGTATGTCTCAAAGACCTTGACGCCCGCCTCGATCACCGTTTCACCCGGGAGCGCCTTGCCCAGCTTGCCCAGCTTGCTCACCGTCCCGACCACATCCCGCAAGCCCAACCCGGCGGACGACGACGGCGCCGGTGGTGGTGCCGGTGGTGGTGCCGGTCGCGGCGACGGACGCGGTGCCGGTGGCGGTCGCGTCCCGGGCCGGCGTGACCGACGCGGCGCGCGACGACTGCCGCCCCCCGCACCCGGCCCGCCGAAGTCCCCGGCGTTGACCACAAAGACCTTTTGAATGGGCGCGGCAGGGACGCCCGGCTTGCCCCCGCCCGGGGCATCGGGCACTGTCCGGCCGGGGTCCACCGGATCACGGCGTCGGCCGGCTGGCGACTCCGGCGCATCGGCGTCCGGGGCCCCGCCGTCACGCGCGCCCAGCCGACCCCTGGCGACATTGAGCACCCCCCGGCCGATCTTGATGGTTTTCAGCACCGTCATGGCCGCCAGCGCACTGGCGCCCAGGCCGGTCAGCCCCATGACCACCATCGGCGATGCATCGCTGATGCTGGTAATGCCCTTGGCCGCCGAGGCCAACCCGCTGGCCAGCGCGTCGGTGGCCGGGCGAATCGCATCACCCACGCTGCGCAACGCCTCATTGCCCGCTTGCAACGCCTCGCTCCACTTCTGTGACGAGGTATCGCGGCGCTCGGCCAGGTTCTTGTCGAGAATCCCCGAGGCGCTGCCGGCTTTCGATTTCAGTTCGTCATACAGCGCCTTGTTTTGCACATAGGCCGCCAGCGCTGACTTGACCTGCATGTCCGCGAAAATGTCGCCGGTGCGCAACATCTGCTCCAGGCTATTGAGCATTTCCTTGGCTTTGGCCGGGTCCGTTTCCTTGTTGATCTTGGCCGTCGCCTCGGCCATTGCCTGGGCCTTTTTTGGGTCCGTGGCTTCGACGTACTGCTTTGCCAGGCCAAAACTTGCCTCCAGCGTCGACATGCCGTTTTGAATGCCGTCGTTTAGCGACTTCTGGTAATCGATCCCCGCGTCTGCATACGACTTGACCACATCCCCCGAACCGATTTTCTCGATCCAGTTTTTCAGGTTATTGGCCGCCTCGTCGGCGGTGCCGGCGGTCTTCATCTGCACCTGGAGCATTGAGCCCAGTTGCGTCACCGCATCCATGCCAGTGATGCCCTGTTTCTGCATGCCGGCCAGCAATTCCGGGAACCAGCGCGCCATGTCGCTGGCCTCAAAGCTGCCCGCCTGGCCTTGGTAGGCCACCGCCTCCAGCGCCTTCTCCAATTGCTTGGGGGCGGTGATCTTGGCGTTGCTTTGCAGCGCGTAGATCATCTTGGCGGTGTCGACCCCGGTCGAGCCCTGGCCGATCACAAATTTGGCCGCCACCGGGGCGAACTCCAGCGCTTGGCGCAGCTCCATGCCGGCGCCGACCAACTGGTTCACCACATCAGCCACGTCATTGCGACCCATGCCGATGTCTTGCGAGGTCTGAATCACCCGGCGCGACACCTGCGTTTCCTGATCGGTCCTGGCCACCCCGGCCTTGATTGCGATGTCCCGGATGATCGCCTGATAGTCCGCGCTGACCTTGGTCGGAATCGCCAGCAGGCCCATGCCTACCGAGGCTTGCGCGATGCCGTCGCGCAAGCCCTGCTTGCCCTGGTCAATCTGGTGGTGCCCCTTGGCCTGTAGTTCGGCGCTGCGCCCGGCGCGGCCCAGGCGATCGTACTCGCGCGCCAGGCGCCCGACCTCTACGCCCTCCTTGCGCAACACATTGAGGTTGTTTTCGAGGCGCTTCAACAGTGCCGAGGCGCCTTTTTCGCCCGCGTCATGGGCCTTTTTCCACGCATCCTGCAGGCGCATGGTCTCGCCGATACTGCTTTGCAGGACCCGCGCCTTTTTGCCCTTGTCGCTCAACGACTTGACGCGGTTTTCCACGTCCCGGAATGCGGCGCCCACGGTCGAGCTGACCGCGCCGCCGATCACCAGGCCGAGCGCCATCTTGTTTGCCATAGGAATGCCCTGTTACGCGTAACGAAGGGAAAGGCTCAATCCGTGAGCCACCAAAGCATGCGGTCGAACCGCATGGCTTCGATTTCGCTGGCCGAGAAATGCGTCTCCCGGGCCAGCCGTTTGGCCACCGCCTTAATTGTCGTAGGGGTAAGGCTCATCATCTTCGACCAGGCGAAAATAGCCGGCCTGGATGCGGTTGTAGTCCACGATCGTCAGCGCCTCCATGTCCTTGGTGCCGGCGTCCGCCAACGAGGCAAACAGGATCACCTCGCGCTTTTCCGCATCGCCGCCGGATTGCAGGGTGGCGGCGCGCAAATCGGCCACCGTGGGCGCGCGTAGGCTAACGCGCTGGACTTTCACCTGGTTGATGTCCGAAGCCTTGCGCAAGGTGATGTTTGCGCCCTCGTCGGTCAGTTCCAGCCAGCTTGGCAGTGTCTTGGCAGTTGTCATCGTCTTGCTCCTTAAATGCCCAGGGCGGCGCGTTCATCGGCCAGTTGATCCACGCCATCAATGACGCGCACGCAGTTGACCGGGTCGATTTCGAACATCACCCGGCCATCGATTTCCAGTTTGTAATAGGTCACGGACACCGCGTACTTGAACTCGGCTTTTTCGCCCGCCTTCCACTCCCCCGGATCGACCTCACGCAGGCCGCCACGCAAGGTGGCCACCACCGCCTTGGTCGCACCCTTCTGGCCCTTGAACGCGCCCCGGAACGACGCGTTAAAGCCGGTCTGATCGAAGGCGCCGAAGTGCTTCAGCACCTCGCGGCGCACGCCGTTGCTGGTAAAACTGGCTTCCAGTTTCTCCAGGCCCATGTCCATGTCGATCGGCGCATCCATGCCGCCAGCGCGGTATTCCTCGACCTTGACCGTGAGCTTGGGCAAGCTCAGGCTCGGCACATCGCCTTGCAGGCTGATACCGCCGATGAACATATTGGTGTTGTGCAGTACTTCAGGAATCATGTGCGCACCTCCTTAGGCTACGTCGAGCACTTCGGTCATCCACTGGTTGGTTACCTCGACTTCGAAAATCGGGTTTTCCGCCGGCGGCACATCAGAGAAACGAATCGACCAGACCACCTTGCCCTGCTCGATCTGGCTCGCGGTGTTGCGCTCGGGGTCGGCAAACACTTCGAAGTTGATCACCGCGCCCTGGGCCTTGAGGTCGCGCATAAAGGCGTTGAGGCCTTCGGTCACTTCCTTGATGTAAGTCTTGGTGATGCCCAGGTCGACCGCCCAACGGTGGCCCGCCTGAATCGCCGCCATGACCATGTCGACGGTGCGCACCCGGGTGACAAACGACCATTTTTCATCGCTGGACAGGGTGCGGTTGCCCCACAGGCGATAGCCGCCATCGCGGATGATGGTGGTGATCTTGGCGTTGTTGAGGATGTTGGCCCGGCACGACGGGTCGTTGTCCAGGTACTCCACGGCGCGGCCGGTGCCGGTGATGCCGGCGATTTCCTTGTTCGACGGCGACGACCAGAAGCCATAACGCGCATCGGTCTGCGCGAACAGCCCGGCCACCATGGCCGAACCGGCCAGGACTTCCTCCGCGTCGGTGGTGGTGTTCCAGCGCTTGATGCCCGGATCGACCAGGAACAGGCGTTTGTTGCTCAGCTCGGTGGCGTAGGCAATCGCCGCCTCGTCGGTCGTGCCCGGGCCGTCGACAATGCCGATCGCGCCCAGCTTGCCCACCAGCACACCCATGGCGGTGGCCACTGCTTCGGTCGCGCTGTGCTTGGGCGCCACAACCAGCCGCGGTTGCAGGTTGAACAGGCTTTTGCCGTCCAGCAGGGCTTGCAGGCCGGTCCGTTTGCCGTTCGCCTGGACACCGCCGATCACTGCGCTGGTCAGCGCCGCCGCCTCGCCCGAGGACGTCACACCGACCGCGACAATGGCCGCCGCCGCCTGGTCAAAAATCGTCAGGGCGGCCTTGGTGATCGGCGAGTTAGCGCCAAACGCGGCCACCGCCTCGCGGGGGCTGGTCAGCAGGGTGGGCACGTTGTCCTCGACCAGCCCCAGCCCCGGGGTGAAGGTGTCGACCAGGCCGATGATCGACGACGACGGCAAGCTGATAATGCGGGCGCCGGACTCGACCAGGCTGGTCGTGACACCGTGAAAGAAGCCACTCATAAAAACGCTCTCCTAAGAAACGAAAAAACCGCCCAATTGGCGGTTGCGTGAAACGGGTATTGCCTGAATTACATCGGGGTCATGCGGTAGCCCACGGCGAGCCAGCGCACGCCGATGTTCTGCACGTTGTTGTTATATTCGGTGAAACTCAGGGTGAAGCCGCCGGTGGTCAAGGAGCCTTCGTTCAGGGCACACGTCACCGTCGCGGCCGCCACATTGCCGCCTGCATGCTGGGTAATCACCGGCAGGACAATAAAAGGCGCCGTATCAAAGCCCCAGGTGAAGCCAAACGGCACGTTCCACACCCCGCCGGGGGTGTCGCCCAGGTGCGCGACGCCCCACTGCACGAACAACCCGGTGTTTTTGTCCCACCAGAAACCATTGGCGCTGTGCCACAGCGCCGCCGGCGACGCGGCACCAATGTTCGCCCGGGCCGACGCCGCGTCCCAACCGCCGGTGCCACCGCGCCACAGCGGCAGTTGACCCGAGACCATGGCGCTGGCATCAAAGCCGGCCAACGTCAGCGCCACGTTGACGTCCGAAAGGCCACTGAGCCAGGCCCCGCCACTGGCGGCGCCGGAAAAACTCAGGTAACGCCCGTTCAGCCACTGCGACGCGCTGGCCGCGTTGCCGGTGGTGTTGCGGGTCAGCGTGCCGGTGGTGATCTTGCTGGCATCGAGCGCCGGAATGTCCGCCGCCGTCAGGCCCATGCCCTCCACCACCAGGCCCTTGGCATTGACCCGGACCTTGCCGTAACTGCCGGCCGGCACGCCGCTGTTACCCAGCGTCATGTGGATATCGACGTTGCCCGAGCCATCAAACAGGCCATTGCCCGCCAGGTCGCCGCTGTAACTGATCTTGCGCGCGGTCTGCAACTTACTCGCCGTGCCGGCGTTCCCAGTGGTGTTGCGGTCCAGCGTGCCGCTGGTGATCTTGCTGGCATCGAGCGCCGGAATGTCCGCCGCCGCCAGGTTGGTCGCCGATTTCACTCGGCCTTTGTCATCGACCGTGACCTTGGTGTAAGTGCCACCGGCCACGCCGGTCTTGGACAGCGCCAGGGCGATGCTCAAAGGCGCCGAACCGTCGAACTGGCCCTGGCCCGTGGCGTCGCCCGTGAGCGCGATGGCGCGCGGCGTCTTCAGCTTGCGTGCGCTGGCCGCCTCGCCCTGGTCGATCGCCTCCTGCACCACGCCGAGGGTCGCCGTGACCGTGTTCGGGTCATTGATGATTTGCACGGTGGCCGTGCTGCTGACCTGGATCACCAGGCGAATCACCTGGGTGCGGCCGCTGCCCTGCTCGCGCACTGGCTTATAGGTGGCCGGGTAGCTGGCCACCGCGACCAACAGCCCAGCGTCGTCGTACAGGCCGACCTCGCGCACCCACCAGCCGCCCATCTCGGGCAACAAAATGCCCTCGGCGACAATCGCCGACTTTTCGCTCTGCGCCGTGAGTCGGTTCAAATTGAAACGGTATTTTTCGCCGATCAGCTTCTTTTGCAATTTCGACGGTAGCGGCGTGACCCCGTTGCCATCCCCGACCGCCATCTTGGGAATTTTCCACGGCGTGCCGTTGGCAATGGACTTGGCCAACTGCGCCGCGCCCACCTCCGTCAGCATCGCGATATAAATAATATCCTGCTCTGCCATACCTGCGCCTTGTCTTGAAGTCTGCGCCCCGCCATACCGGCCGGGCCTTGAATGGCTACGCCGGAAGCGGCGCGCCGTAGATGTTCGCCCCGGCCCCGTGGGTGCGGTACTGAATGTAAAGGCTCAGGCCGCGCAGGATCTCCCCCGCCCAAAAGCCGAAGAACATGCCGTTGTCGGTGCCCAGGCGCACGCCCGGCGACCAACTGCCATTCATGGCCTGGCCCGGTACCGGCGTGACCACGTAATGCTGCTGTAGCTCGCTGACACAGGCCTCAATCAGCACATCCAGCTCAGCCACCTGACTGCCCGCCAAACCCGCCATGCAGGCACCAGCCAGCCACAGGCCGGTCATATGCCCGGTGAAGTCGTCCGGCACCGGCTGCGGCACGCTGGCCATGGGAAAATCCGTGGGCAATACCCCGTCGTGCGCCTTCACAAACTGGATCAACCAGGTGATCCAGTTTTCCGCATAGGCGATCAACTTGGGCGGCACCGGCTTGCCCTGCTGCGCCAGCTCATACCAGGCGCGACAGGCGCCGAAAAAGGCTCGGGACTGGTAGCCGCTCCAGGCCGTACCGTCGCCCCAGTGGTGCATGGTCCAGGTGTCCGGGTCGCCGTACTTGAAGTTATCCCAGCGGTTCCACACGTAGGCCGAGGCGCCCGGGCCGAGCTGGCCGAACCGCTGCTGATACCACTGCTGCGAGTCGTACAGAAAATCGACCATGTTCTTCAGTTCGTTGACGTACTGGTCCAGCGGATCGACGCAGTAAATAAACGGGTACTGATAACCCGGGTAGGGCATGCCGTGCCAGGCGCCGATCTGGTCGGCACCCTCCGAATAGATGTTGGAAAACGGGATCACCCCGGGGCAATAGGCCAGCGAATCGTTGCGGTAATCGCGGATCGTGCAATCGCCCACCAGCGCCCGAAACTGCGCCTGGCCGCTGACCGTCAACCGATATTGCAGCGTGTAGCCGTCTTGCTCGGCAAAGGCCGGCGGCAGGTCATTGACGCAGTAATATTCAAAGGTCAGGTTGGTGTCCGAGTCATCCATAAGGATGCTGAAACCTTTGATTTCCGAGTACACCGGCGCCGAAGGGTTGGGTCGGCCGTTCTTGTCAGGCTGATAGCTCGACAGCTTACCGGCCGACTTCACGATCGGTAGGGTGACAAAGGCGCCCCCTGTCGGCGGCAGCATCCACCACCAGCGCCATTTGTTGTCATCGGCAAAGCGCAGATTGAAATAGCCGTCCGACCGATAGGTGATGCTGTGCATCGGCGCCTTTTCGCTGGCCAGCAGGTAATGCCCGATTTCGTACCATCCCGAATCATCCGGGAAAAACGACTTCACCACCGTGCCGGCGCGCCCTTCAAAAATCGCTGGTTCGTAACTCTCCACCGAAACGATACCGTCCGAACTCGACACCGCGCGCAGGTCGGCCATGACGTACTCGCTGCCGTCGTCCTTGGTCAGACGGGTGAACTGCGACAGCGGTATGTCGTGCGTCACCAGCTCGACGCTGGACACCGACTTGGGCAGCGCACAGCCGTACTTGATGCCACTGCCCTCGGCCTTGTCTTGGGAAATGGTCAACTCCACCTTGGCCGTCAGCGGGCCGTTGTTGATGTCGACGCCGCCGTAACAGGTGCGCACCAGCGAATTCGGGGTAATGCGAAACCACACCGATTGCTGCTCGACCGACACCTGGGCGGCCGCGTCGGTCTGCATCGTGATGTACCCCAGCGAGTCGCGGCCCAGCACCGGCGTGACCGTCTCCGGGTAGGTGAACTCATAGGAAATGCCATCGGTAAACGGCGTGCCCGCCGTCGTGCTCTGCCGAAAAAAGCGGTCGGTCGAGTCGATTTGTGTGTATTCGTGCGCGGTGAAGCGGCACGCGTCCATGGCCTTCTTGTAGCGACTTTCGCCGGTGATCCGCCACAGCAGATAACAGGCGTCCATGTACCACTCTTCACCGTCCGCCGCGTTGCCCATCTGATTGACGCTGCCCAGCAGCGGCACATGCAGCGGCCGGTTGTGCTGCACCGCGTTACGCGGGATCAGGTAGCCGCCGTGCTCGACTGGCTGCCGGGTCGCATAGTTGAACTTGTGCACGCCGTTGAGGCCGGTGTTTTTCAGTTGCACCCGGCCGCGCTCGGCCAGCGGGTGGCCCTCCGACAACACGTCGCCATCCCAGTTAATCTTTTGACCGGTCCAGGCAATGATCCAATCGACGTCATATTGCACGCCGTTCTGATCCCAATCCGTCGCGCCGTCCGGCTTCACGCCCTTGACGGTTGCGTTGATCGCGTCCCAGGCCAGCGCCCCGTCAAAGGCAAACGTGGCCTTGTCCAGGTACTCGCCCCAGTGCGGCGCGCCGTGCGGAATCGCCAGCGCGCCGTTGCTGAAAGTGAATGGCACGCCCTTGAAACCGCTGTGCGTGGGCTCGGCGGCGTTGATCGGCCAGTTGGCCAGCACCGGCTCCTTGGCGTTGACGATCCAATTGGCAATCCGTCGTTGCGGCGTGTCCGGGATCGGCTGGCCCGCGTAGAAATACGCCTCGTAGGCCTCCCAATACCACACAGCGGCCTCCAGATAACGCGGCTCGCGGGTGGCCAGGTAGGCATGCGCATAGCCGAGGATCTGCAAGGCCTGGCCCTCGGTGGTGCCGTCGCCGTTGGGCTGGTACTCCATTTGCGAATGCGCGATGAAATGCCGGTTGTTCGCCAGCACGCCTTGAGTGTTCTGCACGTAGTGCTGCACCGTGGCGTCGAGCGTGTCGCCGGTGTTGCGTTGCAGAAAGCGGTGGTGTCCCTCGATCATGCTCAGGGCATTGGCCAGCGTGGCTTTCTGGCTGGTCGCACGGCGACTGTTAAGCGGGACTTGAAACATTGAACCACCCCCCCTCATAAAGCCCGAGCCAATGCGCACCGTCCCAGGTGAACGTCACCAGGTCGGCCGCGCCGGTTTCATACGACAGCAGCGGCGGCCGATTGCCCGACCATTGAATGCCGGCCGGAAAGGTCACCTGGTTGGCCCCGGTGCCTTGCACCAGGCGCACGGTAAACGACCAGGTATAACCCGCCGGCACCGCCGTGTTGAGAAACGTCAGCGCGCAGTGCGGCTGATCCAGGGTCACGTCAAAGAACGACACCCCGGCGATGTAATTCACATCCAAGGCCCGCGCCGCGCCCGCCGACGCGATCGCCACACGGCGTGGCAGCAACAGCCCGCCCACCAGGTTGGTGATCATCCCCGACAGCGCCTGAAAGGTCGGAGCCGGTCCCGACTCGGTGTCGACGACCTCGCTGGCCGGCTTGTGCACGATGTCGTGCGCCACTTGCGCCGCCGCCTCCAGTAATTCAATGGCGGCGCGCTGGCGGTCTGAAAGTTCGCTCATGTAACCCTCATCAGTCCGGGTAATAGGTGGTGGCTGAAATAGTTCAGGTCGTTGCCCAGCATGATCAATTCAAGGTCGAGAAAGTCCCCCGCCATCAGCTCCGGCGACAGGATTTCGGCCTCATCGCCCGAGAACACCGCCGCGCCCAGGTGAAACACCCCGTTCGGGCTGTAGGTGATGCTCAGGCCCACCAGGTGCCGGCTGACCGGCTTGGTGTCGGTGATCATCCGTTCCAGCTCGGCAATGCCGCGATCGCTCAGGCCGGTATCGAGTAGCGCCAGGCCCAGGCTAAAGGTGCCCGGCGGCCCCATCGGTTCCAGTTGCCACCATTCGACAATCTCGATGATGTCGGCGAACGGTTCGACCACCTGGCGCAGCGCCGCAATCGTGCCCTTGCGCTTGTGAATTTCGAACGCGGCGCGCACCGCCTTGCGCTTGATGTCCTCTGACCATTCCGGGTCCCAGCGGTCCACGCTGCGCTCAATGGCCAGCCAGGGCAGCATGTTGGCCGAGCAATTTTCCGGCGACTTGGTGTCGCGCAGCACGTCCGCCAGCCCCGGGTTTTCCAGGCCCACTTGCGCCAGGGCCTGCTCCAGCGGCGTGCGGTTGGACGGCAAC